TAGGACCCGCTCGTCATGTGGGTCGTGTTGTTGTAGAGAATCGAACCGGCAATCCGGCTGGTCGTTCCCAGAGCGTGTCCGGTTGTCGACCCGTACAGGTAGCAGTTCAACACGCGCGAATACGTGGCGCCGTAGATGGCCGTGTTGCCTACGCCAGAGCACGCACACTCTTCCGCGATGCCCGACGAACCCAGGTTCAGCGCCCGGCCGGCTTCGTTGGTGATTGTACTTTCGCGGATTCCGGTGGAAGCGCCTAGCGTCCAGATGGCCGCCGCGTTGTTCGACAGAGATTGGATGCCGATGATCTTCCAGAAGTCGCCGATGGTCACAGAATAGGCGCCCAGGACGAACGTCGGGCCGTCGTTGTACGTCGCCTTCGTCGTCCACGTTTCGTCGGTGTAGCCGCTCAACTGAATGACGCTCGTATTCGCGCCGTCGCGATCCGAGGCGTCCAGATTGCCCGCCAGAGTGTAGGTTCCCGCCGCGACCTTCACGTCGTCGCCCGCGTTGGCCGTGCCGGCCATCCACGCCAACAACTCCGCGGGCCCGAAGGGGTCCCCCACGGAACCGTCGCCGTTGCCACCTTCTGTTGCGTAGAACGTCGCCATTCAGTTGCCTATCACCCGCTCAGCCATCGCGGATACCTGCTGGAGGAACACGGCGCCTCCGGCCAGAATCACGATCCACCAGAGGATCGTGACCTTGCCATGCAATCCCAGCCACCCGTTGCCGGCGATGATCTTGTCGTGCCGCGCCAGACTCGCCTGACATGGCTTGCAGTCCGCCGCCATCTTCACCACCGCATCCCGCACCTCTTGCAGCATCTCGAACTCTTTCGGCGTCATGGGCATGTCGGATACGACTCCACTGGCTTGGGACAGTGGCGCGCGATGATCTTCTCCTTCAGGTCTTCGCGCTCCCGTCCGAGGATCGGTTCTCCAGCCTCGCGCTCGACCTGGACCACCTCCCGCTCCACGATGTCGGGCGCCAGGTGCGGCTTGATCTTCTCGTGCGTCTTCGGATCGTCCGGCAGCGGCACGTTGACATCGCCCGTGCAGCCGAGCCCCTTATGCTGGCAGACCCGCTTGACGTCATCCGGACTGCCCACCCAGGCCGTCGGATCGCCTGGGTAGCTGGCCAACTGCGGGTCGTAGCACTTCCCCGAGAGACTCACCCCCGCCCGCTTCGCCATCGCCAGGTAGCGCTTCCTGAGCAGCGGCATGGACGGCATCCCGTCGCGCACACCCTGCATGAAGGTGCCGGAGGTGCGAATGCCGCAGAGTCCAAACGGCAGCGTGGTTCGTCCCGACTTGGCGGCATCTCGCAGGGCTTTACGGCGGGCGTCACGGTCGTTCAATGTCATGGCGGCGGTGCTCCTTCAGGCGGTGCCTGTCCCGGGGGTGGCGGCGGCGGCATCAGCGCCGGGAAGACGATCTTCCGCAATTCCGGGTTGTCGAACCCCTCGGCCGCCGCGGCCACCAGACTGTTGAGTTGGTCTTGGACCGGCGCCCCGCTGGACCAGGCGTTCAGCAAGGGACCGAAGGCAATTTCCATCATGGCGCGGGTGTCCGACTCCAACTTCTGCCGGTTTTTCCGCTGGCCCGTGCCGGCCTCGATCGAGTAGACGAAATCGGCCGCCGCCCCCACCGGGTCGTCGGGCCGGTAGATCAGTTCGTCCCACAGCATCGAGAACGGCCCCGAGGGAACCTCGCCCATCTCGGCATCGTCCTGGACCTGCTCGCCGAACAGCGGCGCCACCACCTTCGACGGGACCTTCAGGCGGGCCGCCTGGCCCTCCTTCAACGCCACCGCCGACTGGAACTTGTCGTAGCACTCCCGCATGTCCTCCGGCCGCGTGGAGGCATGGCCCTCCAGGGCCGCCGCCTCCTGGGCGCTGCGCAACTGCCGGCCGCCCTGCTGCCCCATGATGAGCGGCGTCATGCCGGTCAGGTCCTCGAAGAGCCGCTCCATCGCCCCGATGACGTCCCAGGCGTCGCGGTTGACCCGCGGGAACTGGATCACCTCGAACATCTTGCGGACCTCTTCCGCCACGTCCCCCGGCACCGTGACCACCGACTGGTCGACCCCTTCGATGATCGCCTGCTTCAACCCTTGGGCCATCGCCTGGGAGCAGACGGTGATGTCGCGGGAGGACATTTCGATATGGTCCATCAGGAACGAGTAGCCGTGGTCCAGCCCCTCCTGGATCGGCAGCGCCTTCTGCAACACCGAGGTCGCCCAGGGATCGTCCTGGTTGGGAATGAAGTCCAGCACGGTGCAGGGCCAGGGGTTCTGCCGCTCGGCCCAGAACCGGATCGGCCACTCCAGGGCGTCCTTCGCCTGCTGCGCCGTGAGGGTGGCGGGGAAGTTCAGCGGCGTGTCCAGCCCCGGCATCAGCGCCAGATAGACGTACTGCTTGTCCCCAAACGCCGCCGAGAAGTCCCGCAGTTCGTCATTCTCCGCGTGGAAATGATGGCCGATCCCGCAGCGCGAGAACACTTCAATGTAGGCCCCCATCTCGCTGTCGGTCTCGTCGCTGGGGCCCAAGAGCAAGTCCGTCTCGGAACTGCCCTTGCGACGCTGCCCCCAGTAGTCCTGCCACTTATCGCGGAGTTCGTCTTCTTTGCGGTGGAACCGCTCGGCGATCCGCCAGACGGGCATCTTCCGCACCCGGTAGATCACGTCCGCCTCGTGCATCCGCTGGCAGTCGGGCGAGATGAACAGATTCTTATTCGAGTCGTACGACGTGTACGGCACCTCGCCCGTGGGGCTGTCGATCATCTCGTGCCAGACCACCCCGCGGCCCATCGCCAGCGCCTGCGGCAGCATCGTCCGCGACTCGCGGCTGAGGTTGTTCTGGTGATCCGCGCAGATGTAGTTCAGGAACGTCTGCATCAACCACGCCCCCGCCGTGTCCGGCACGTGGTTCGGCGCCGGCAGGTTCATCGGCAACGGTTGGCCGACGGCCTGCTGGAAGAGTTGCGTGATCTCCGGCGGCGGGGGCGATCTGAGCGGGGCCACCAGCCGGTTCGGCACCTTGTGGTGCATCCAGGGCACCATCAGCGAGACGAACTGGCCCGTCTTGTTGATCCGCGTCGGGTAGTGCGGCTTCCGCTTCTGCTCGTTCTCGCGGATCGTGCCCCAGTACAGGTCGAGGTAGTTCTTCCCGTAGTATTCCCAGATCCGGTTGGCCACCTTGGAGAACTTCTCGCGCTTGTCCTTGCGCGCACGCTCGAACTGCTTCAGCCAGACCGTGGTCACGGTCCGCAGAAAGTCTTCCAGCGGTGCGGGTGCCGAATCGGCCATGCGTGAACCTGCTACTTCTTAGCCAGGCGAGGAGTTTTCGCGGGCACCTCGGTGGGCTGCGCCAGCCGCTCGACCTGGACGACCAGATCGGCCAGCCCCCGCTCCAGCGCCGACATGCGGGCGTCCATCTGGCGCGGGATCCGAACCGACGGCGCCAGATCGAAGCAGGATACGTCGATCCCATCGAGTCGTTCCGCCTGCGATTGGCAACGGGGGTCCGAGATGTGCCAGACGTGATCGTGGTGCGCCATCGCCCCGTCGGGCGTGGTCACCAGGGCGGCGATTGACTCGTTTCCTACTTTCAGCACGGAGCCGGTGCCACCCTGCTGCGGGTCGCACCCCGCGTTGGGCCACCAGTTGATCGCGTCTCCGCGTTGCACTCCAAGGTCGGCAAAGTTGAAGGTTTCCTCAGACATCACAGTCTCCATAGGGGTTAGGTGCCAACGGCGACGGAAAGGGCTTGGGGACGGTGGCGACGCTGCTTCTTGCGCAACGCCTCTTCGACGGTCATCGGTGCCTGGTGGCCGTCACGGTCGCGGACGGGCACGGGCTTGGCGTAGTAGAGTCCGAACCCGGCCGCGTATTCCAAACAGTCCAGCAGGTCTTCGGGGAGCTTGGCGCGCTTGGTGGGGTTTTTGGCGGTGTAGTGGGCGTGCTGGATCTCGCCCTCCAGTTCTGGCACTACGCCCCGCATCACCTGCAACTGCGGCGTGCCCACGAAGGGGTGATCCCCGCCGCGAATCCGCAGCAGCCCGATCAGCGCCTCTTCGCGGGCCGTGACGTCCGCCGTGCCGGGGTAGAAGCCGTGCATCGGCCCGGGCGCGTTGGGCTCGACCCCGCGGGCCTTCAGGGCCTTGGCGTATTCCCTGGCCGTGTTGGTGCCGGCCCCGATGTGGTTCTGCCGCCCGCACTGCCCGTCGATGATGAACGCCTCGAACTTGGTGTCTCCCTGGCGGGCCAGCACCCGGTCGGCCCACGGACCGGCGTCGGAGGCCCCGGCGGGCAACGCCATCCCGTCGTAGACCCAGAAGTGCCGCTCGGCGGGATCAACCGCGACGAACAGCGTTCCCAACCGCTGCCGCCCCGGGTCCAGGATCACGAACCGGGCCCAATCGGCCGGGATCGCAAACGGCTCGCAGCCGTGTTCCCCCATGGCCTTGAACATGGGGTAGATCATCCGGCCGCCGATCAGGTACTTGCCGTAGTATTTCACCTCCCGCAACTCGGGCGGCAGCATCTCGAAGAAGGCTGCCCGCTCCTCGGGGAGGATGTAGGGGTTGTCCTCCAGCAGGAACGTGAACGCCGCCGCGTTGGGCGAGCCCGCATCGGCCCGCTCGCGGAGTTGGTACAGCGCCAAACCGCCCGTCTCCGGCGTCGCCGACCAGATGTTCACCCCGCCGAATCGCAGGTTCCGGGCGGCGATCTCCGCCACCCACATATCGCTGTATTCGAGTTCCTCGTCGAACCAGTTGACGTGCAACTGGATGCCCTGCGGGCGCTTGGCCATCGAACTGCGGCACATCAACTCCCAGCCGGTGGCCAACTTCACCAGCGCCGGGACGCCCGTGCCGCGGTCCTCCCAGGCGATGCTGCTGATCAAGCGCGGCGGCAACAGGGGAGGTGCAGGTCGCCACTTCTCTTTGTAAGCCAGGTCGTAGCGGTCGAGTTCAGCGGGGTTGTCGGGGTTGGGCCGCACCGTCCGCCACTGCCCCGTCTGCTCGTCGCGGATGATGTCGAAGGCCCCCTCGCCGGCCAGCTTCTTCCACATCGGCGCCGCCAGGTGCGAGCCCTGCAAGCCCACCATCAGGGCCGACCCGCCCGTCTTGGGCAGCTTCCCCATCGGGTCGTTCCCCGAGAGGATCAGCGCCATCTTGTAGGCCGCGTGGATGGTCTTGCTGGACTGGTTGGAGCCGTCGGCAAGCTGCCAGTGCTTGTCGCACTTCAGGAACGGCAGCGCGCTGGGCAGGGGCCAAAACAGCGAAAGCCCTTCCAGGCGACGCGCGGCCAACACCTGCAAGAGCTTCTTCAGACGGCGCTTGTCCTGCTGACGCGGATCGGCCCGGAAGTGCGGCATCGCCGACTTCACCCCCAGCCCCGT